AAGGAACTCTTCTACTCTGCCACGTCCGTACTGTTCTCCGTCTACCGAATTGAAAGTTAGGACTAACCATGGACTTGCATTCTTAGGAGCTGTACTTCTTGTGTTTGGAATTATCTTATCTAATACTTCTTGGTGCCATTGCCATCTGCCGTTTAATAGTTTCACGTACGTATAAACTTCGACATCATCTGTATGGCTACCATTAGTGTCGTCTACACCTGTATTAGGTTCTGGCTTTGGTACTTCATACCCAAGCACATCACGACTTATCAATTCCTTTGTAACTATTTCTAGGACGTTACCGTTTCCATCTCTATTAACGACATACCTTGTAAGCGGATAGTTTTTAATACCATCTTTACCCATAAACAACAGAGCATTACCACCAACAATTAAATGTTTAAGTGCTTGGTGTATAACAACTCTGTCATTAGATGCAGCGATATAGTCCATGACCATTCGTTCCATCTTGGATAACGACAGCTCCATCTCTGACTTAGCTTCTGGAGGTAAATCTTCACCTAACTTATCCTCTCTTACTTGTAGTTTGAAGAAGGATCCTTGTGGAGGTAGGATTGCAAGCATAAGTTTTGCTGCAAGCCCTACTACCATTTTGGATCCAACTGATTGCCACGGAATATTGAGAGTTTCGTGCGTTGGTCTTGAAGATGTATCGTCTTGAATTAAATAAGGTAACGTGAGTTTTGAACAATCAACGGCTTTGTCTAGGAATTGTCTTCGATCTGTTACCAGTTGATTGTATCTCTCACGAGCTAACATTAGTTAAGCCCTCCGCCTTTACTGGCGTTAGTTCCTGTATTTATATTAGGATTTAATTTTATCCTTAATCCACCTGTACCTTCTCTGTACTGGTTCTTTGCTTTTTTACCACGATCTTGCTTAGCCCTTCTTACCTGTGGGTTCACGTCCTTAACTATTGGATCAGGAGGTGGCGCAGTTGGTGCTGGTGGTAATGGAGGTGGTGGAGCTGGTGGTAATGGGGGTGGGGTTGGGGGTGATCCGCCTGAACACATTAGATTTCGTCCTCTTCTATTGATTTGATGTACTCAATTACGCTGGCTTGTCCAGCTCTATACATAATTGATTCGATTGATTCTTTTGGGTGGACTGGTTCCCACCCGAAGTTATCATCTAACTTCTTTAATAACTCATCAAGTCTGTCGTTGTGCAGCTTAAGAGTATTGAGGGAGATTGACATTCGAGTGTTCAAAGAAAGCAGGCATTCTAGCTGCCTTGGTCTGGGAAAATTCTGGTGCTTTGCCTTCGTACATAAGTCTGTCGCTGGCATCGAGCCAAAATTTTTTGTCTAAATATCTATCGGAACTTTGCTTAAGAGGTTCCATTACCCAGTTGATAGTTGCCTTCCTAAGAAGGTCAAGAGATCTACTAGGTGTAAGTCCTAGCTCTGCACAGACTAAAGAATTAGCTGCCACATGGACTTGCTCATCCCTTGATATGTCTGCACTTACGGTCCTTAGACCGGCATCTCCACAGAACCTGAAGAACGGTAGTAATACAAAAAAGATTGCTCTCTCTGCTACTAACGCCTTACAAATTGTGTGGTCTGGATGCGCTTCCCACGCTGCACGTAAGCGCAATGCTTCGGCTTCGGCTTTTTCATTAACGCCTAATGCGTTGGTGATGTATCCAAGAGCAAGATCATGTTTGATTTCGTCTTGAACGTTCGACTCTAGAAGTGCTCTAGCAGTGTCGGGAACTTCTTTATCAAGTGCGTCTGTAATAAACTCGCCAACTGGTAACTCCATATGGCGTATTGCAAGGGCACGGTAGATGGTTTCTTCTGCACCTTCTTTTAGTTTTCCTTTAGATGTTTGAACGGGTGTCCAAGTTCTTTTTCTGGACAGTAATTTTAAATAGGGATTCATTGCTCGCAGTCACATTCAATTTTCATAGCTGGATCCGGCACAAAGTCTGGATCAGGTTCTTTACTAAATAAACTTCCTAAGTAATTTTGAACTTCAGTATCTCCTAATGCTGCGTAAACATCAGTCTTATCTTGAGTATCAGGTTTTACTTGAAGGGCGTAGTAAAGTGAAGTCTGTGGTGATTTCAACCACTCTTCTATAAATGCTTCATCGTAAGTCACCATATCGCTCCAAGAGTTGAAGCTATAGCCATGTAGCAATCCTGTTCTATCGAGCATGATCATTATTTGATCTGCTACTTTCTTATAAACATCCCAGCCTACCTCGCTGGCTATTTCTACGTCGCCATATTGTACTTGTTCCACACCAAATTCTCCTGAATCCCTGTCAACCACACGGCTGATAGGAGGAGCGATCTCTGGTGTACTTGTAAAGCCTTCGAGATCTCTGCTTCTGTACGAACAACTAGCGGTTGGAGCTATAGCGAAAGCTCTTTCCATTGTGTTTGCACGGGCAATGTTAGCTGCTTCTTGTATGCCCAGAAATAGTTCGCGTGCAGCTAAACCTGCGATACCATCGAAACTCTCAGCATTATTAGTAGCCTTAAGAGCCTCGCCAAACTGGGCATATGTTATTCCGTTAATTCGGAGGAAGTTGGAAAGTCCAAGCATTCCGAGCCCAACTTGCCTGTCTTGTTCCGGGGGTAGGTATTCTCCAGTCCCTCCAACACCTGTTCTGCCATGAAGATCGCACAACTCGGACATACCTTCACGGAAAGTTTGTCGTAAGTCGCCGATACTACAGGCACCGAGATTGACATGCTGGAGCAAGCAAGTTCCACGTGAGGGCAAATATACCTCCAAGCAGACGTTCGAGCGAATTCGTTTTTTGTTTTTGTCATGTTTTATTTTTGATAACCAAATGTCTCCTCTTGCAATTCCTCTAAGAATTGCTTCCTTGACTCCAGCTTCTGTATTAGCCCAGAGTTCTGGGGAGAGGTCAACACATCTTTTAATCCATGGGAGTTCTGCTCTGGAGACTTGCACGAAGTCAAGAATATCGGTGTGGTTAATGTCGCAATGAGCAACAACCGCGCCGTTCCTGTATGAACCACCCCTTCTAAGTATTTCATTTAATGTTGAGTAAATTTTTAAGAATGAGACTGGACCGCTTGCAACAAGCGTGTCAGGTCCCTTATTTGTTTCTGTTCCTGCTGGTCTGAGGTCCGACACATGGACCGCGACACCTGCTCCGAAACGTAGAGCATGTGATACAAATCTCCAGCTTGCTTCAATCCCATCGCTTCCTTCCATTGAATCCTGCACGTTAAATATTGTGCAGCTAACGGGTAGACGGTTTGTTGGATTATCAATCCATTGCTGGACTCGACCAGTCCTAGCGATTTTATTTGCGTGATTCGATTTCATTTAATAAATAATGGGCAGCTTTTTTTAAGTCTTTTAAGTCGTCGTCTTTATATCCAGCTCGACATATATATTTGATTACGTTTCCAAGGTGATAGTTCAGGTTTTGATCTCTAATGAAATCCCATACTTCTATGTTTCCTCTCTGGTAGTAATCAGGACCGTCTGTTTTTTCTTTTTGCTTCATCTAAGAGTGGTTTAATTAAGTTGTTTAATTTGAAAACCTGTTCTTGTAACTTCATATATAATTCCATCATTGTCTCCTTATCTATTTCATACAGAGCCAACTGGATCTCTCTCATTTCCAAGTCCTGATGGAGAGTTAATTTTGTAGTCTCGAACGGGTTCCCAGAGGATTGGTTCTTTTTTCTCATGGTCGTAGTCGTCAGTAGTAAGTATTCGTGCGAGTCTTGCGTTAACTAACGCATCCTCTTCAGTCATGTCCTTTTCTTCAAAGGTTTCAACGACTGCTTTCCATGTGTATCCTTTTTCTTCAAAGATCTTCTCTGCTTTCTTGACTCCAATCCCGGGCACCCCTGAGTAACCATCTGTATTGTCGCCAGCGAGTGCTTGAATCAAGTGCCACCTTGCTCCCTCATCTGGAGAGATAGTGACCGTTTCTTTAAAGTCATATAGTTTCCCGGGAATCTGTCTCATGTCTTTATCAGGAGAGACAATTATATTTCCGGGGTATTTTGTAGCGTAAATTCCGAGAGCATCATCTGCTTCGAGTGTATCTTTGAGGATAACTTTATATTCTTTACGCAGCTCCTGTATCACCCTTTTGAATCCACAGGGCTTTTTTCGTTGTCGATGACCCTTATATTCGGGCAGAATTTTTTTCCTAAAATTATGAGGGCTTGTAAAAAACAAGATCATCTCATCATCAAACGATCCGAGGTCTTTCTGGACTCTATCTAAATCTCTTTTTACGCATTTCATTGCATCTGAGAAATTAGAAGTAACGACAATGACGTCATCACCAAAATCCATCTCTGTTTCTGCGCTAGCACAGCATTTATACACTATGTAGTCGCAATCTATTAATAATTTCATATTTAATGCACGTCAGCCCATGTATTGCCATGTTTTGATTCAGCAGCTATGGGACAACGTAAGTTGTAGTATTCACCAGCCAATATTGCTGATGCTTCTAATCCATACTTCAGTCTGATGATGGATTTAGTTTCGCATTCGTATTGAAGTTCATCATGTACGAAAGCTAGTTGATGTGTGTGAACATTGTTTTTTTTGAACAGTTCATTGGCTATAACCATCCAACGCTTCGCAACAATACCGGCTGAGCATTGAAGTAAATAGTTAAGAGCTTTGTGAGGACTGTCTACTAGAACTCTTCTACCATCAATTGCTAAAAGCCATCCATTAGTAGACTTAGCTGAAACCGCTCCCAATAAGTCAGCGAGACCTTCGATAGCAGAAACAAACGCTTCTCTAATTTCCTTGCCTTTCTTTTTAGCTTCCTTGGGTTTGAGGGTGTTATCATAAGAGGTTCCAATTTTTTCGTTGCCTGCTCCATAAAGGAAGGCATATGTGACAGTCTTAACTTGTCGTCTAGTAATACCAATTTTGTCAGCGTTTACTTGGTGGATATCGTCGTTGATTAGTATGTCTCCATACCTACCTCCGTCATATCTGCCAAGGTAGTGAGCTAGCATTCGCAGTTCTATACCGCTTAAATCTGCACCTACCATTACCATTCCCGGGCTAGCTGTGAATAGTTCTCTAAACTCAGGTGTCGCAGGGACTTGGGCTAAATTCGGTTTACGATGAGCACATCTAAATGTGTTCGTACTAACCGAGCAATGGTGATGGATTCTCCCTTTACCAGTAACAAGCTTGTTCCAAGCGTTCACGCCTTCGGATATCATTCCAAGCTTTTTCTTTATCGTTAAACATTTCGCACATTGAAGCGAGAAGGGAATATTTATCTCCGTCAATGTAATCTCGTCGATAATTGGTTTCCCAGTCGTAGTGGTCTGATTCAGTTTGACATTCAAACGATTCGTAAGAATCCATGCTATGTGATCTCGTGATGTTGGGTTAAATTCTTTTAGTCTTTGGAACTCTGCTCCGGCGATGTAGCCTTGTGTAGAGTTATCTCGTTTAGGAGTGAACAACGCTCCTCCAATGAGAGTCCATTTTTTCCGAAGTACTTCAGTAAGTTCTTCCATCTCTCTTCTGAGATGTGACTCAAGTTGCTGAGCTTTTTGTTCATTAAATGTCCATCCATGTATTTCTTGTTCGGTTAATATTTCTGCGACTTGGTGTTCTAACCTTGCCGCGTCATTAATGGGCGGAAGTGTTCGCATAATTTGGTGGTAACGTGTACGTCTTGTACGCAGTAATCCTGCATTTCTTGTGACCAGCTCTGCCAGTCTGTAGTCTTTCCAAACTCTCCTTTATATTCTCCTAGTCTGTAGCCGTAAGCTTCTAAGGAATGTCTGCCATATAATTGCATAGGCATCCTTGGTACATTTCTTCTCTTATCTATCTCCATCAAGTTTGGATGATACAGCCTAGATAAAACAAGAGTATCAAGAACATTCCTACTAGGCTCAAACCAAGAGTAAGTTTTCCGAAGAACAGGTATATCGTAGCCAATAATGTTATGACCAATAATGACATCAGCCGAGGATAGCCAATGTAAAGCTTCCGTGATCGGTGGGCAGTTACTACCTCGATCATTAAATACGAAGGTTTCTTCCTTTTGGGAGTCGTAGATGGCAATGCAATGTATCTCATGTACGTCATGTAGTAGTCCGTTAGTTTCGCAGTCAAACACGAGCATTTGGCTTTCCTGCATAAGTTTTATCCTTAAACTTGGCTTT